GTTTCCGTTCAATTGTTGAACCGTTGGCGCTAAATCTTTTCCGTCGGAAAAAGTGATAATGATTTCGCCGGCATCTTCGACCGATTGTGTTCGTCCTTTGATTGATTCCGTAATTCGATGAAGTTCTTCGGTTGATTCCGGGAATCCGGACGGCATATTTATCAACGTTCCGGACTTGAATCCGTTTTGAAGTTCGTACATGTGAAATTTCGCGATGTCAACATCCGTTTGAATAGCCGTCAATCCGCCATTATATGTTGGTTTCGGATATATTCCTTTTTCTTTTCTTGAACGCTTTGACGGTTCTTTATAATATATAATAAACGAACCAGTTTTATTGTTTTCATCCAATGCCGGGAACATTCGAAGGTTTGTTTTTTCAGCGCTTTGATTCATTGCCGTCCAATCGTCCGACAAATAATAAAATCTTTCGTCTTCGGTCATTCTTATTGCGTCAACGTCCAAGTATTCCCACTTTGCAACGCGTGTTCCTTCGCGATTCCAAGTCCCTTTGACCGCAAAACCGCCGAAAAGTTCGAAGTCGAAAGCCAATTGTTCGGCAATTTCGTTCATGTTGAACGGTGAATACTGGTTGTCGATGAAAGCTTGCATGTCACCGGTCACGACTTCAAGGCCACCGCCGGCAATATAAAAAGTTTTGGTTTTAATTATTCCTTGATGCCAGGCCGAACCATTGAAAAGGTCAACTAAAAAATAAGGATAATCATTTTTCTTTCCCCACTTGATAAAACCAAGCGCGCGGTCTTTTTCTTCATCCGGTTTGATAAATTCTTTCCGAAAAGAAAGCGAAGTCATTTTAATTTTATTGTTCATATATATTGAAATAAATCGGTGAATCGTATTCATTCGACGGCGAATCAAGTTCGATGACTTCGGCGCGTCCGGTTTCAACCATTGAAACGGTCAAGGCCGGATCGAGATTCCCTGGCGATTGTTGTTCGTAAATGTTATAAATATAATATCCGTTGTAATCGAAATTCACGTCAACTCCGTCAATCAATAAAAATTCATCGAATCGCGGTGTTGCGGTTGAAATGTTATTCAATACGCAGCGATATTCCTTGAAGCTTTGTTCATGGATGAACTCAAATAAATACGCCGGATTCGGTATCGTTGTCAATTCCGTCACCGTCACTATTAATGGCGTCGTTCCGTTTCTTTGTATTAATAACATTTTCTTTTTTTATTAGTTTTGGTTTTTCAATTTCGTAAATGTCAAAGATTCCAAGATTGCAATAAAGTTCTTCTTTGCCTTCTTCAATAATAAAAAATCTTGACATTATTGGTGACCAACATTTCGATCCGATAAATTCCTTTTTTATTTTCATAGTGATAAAATTACAAAAAAAAAGGGAAAGAAATCATTTTTCCTTCCCTCTTTAAATTAACCAAACTAAACTTCTTAAATAACCGGTGATTGTTGTGTCAACAATGTTGCATAAATACCCGGATCAACGTCAGGGACTTCATCGTTTTCCATTCCGTTAAGAACGATTACATGTCCACGTCGGTCGCTTTTTAGAACGCCTGAAGTGTATTCATTCGCGTCAGCGATTTGAAGTCCTTCGCCGAATCCAAGCGCAACGATTGTTCCATCCGCATTTTCAACCAAACAAACAACTTCGTTTTGTGCAAGCAAATGAATTTCACTTCTTAATTCTTTGTTGTCGGATGCAAGGATCATTGATAATGATTGCTCATACCAAAGCGTTCCGTTGTTCTTGTCAACTTTAATTGGTGCGGTGTAACTTGACAAATTGCTTTTCAACTTGTAAAGAAACGTCTCACCAGTAACGGTTAAAGCCGTCACTTCATTTGCCAAAACAGTCGATGCGCTCACCGCACCCAAAGGGAACAATAAAACCGACTTGATTCCGCCTTTTCCGTTTGTACATGTCCGGTCATTGTAGCCGGCGATCATATCACATAAACTCATTTTTTTTATTTTTTAATGAAGGCCGGTTGCCCGGCCGTCGTTGTTTATAATTTATTTAATTAGCTCGGTGAAGATGTTCCGTTCCAAACTCCGATTTGATTCAAGAAAGGTACTTGAACGCCAGCGCGGAATTTAGATCTTAAATAGATAACATCGTCGTCGAATGAATACCAAAGGTCGTAAGATTCGAAGTCCGAAGATAAATCAGTTCCGAATACAAAGTGACTTGAACGACCAGTGTAGATATTATCAGTTCCATTCAATCCGTTTACTTTAACAACTCGCATGTTTGATCCTGGTAAAAGTAATTCGTTCATTGTTGCGAATTCACCTGGATTGAAAGAATATAAATTTAAGTCAACTAAATTCTTCAATAAAAAGTTGAAATTCTCACGACCAGTCATACAAATAAATTCTTCGCCTTCGGCAACGTTCGCCGGTGTGTTGGTGAAACATTCATAAAAAACATCGTAAGCGTTCGAAGCGGAAATTGAAGCGGTTGATGAAGTGTTTAAATCAACACAACCACCAGCAACCGTCAAGAATTGTCTAAATCCGTTCATGAATGCCATGTTTCCAGAACCGGTCGATTTATTACCATTCCAAATTAACTTGTCTAATTCTCTCGCGTGAAGCTTCAATAAATAATCAGTGATTTGCGCTTCGAAAGGTAAAGTTTTGTCTTCGGCCATTGCGCCAGGTGTTAACGCGATTTGCGCCCAAAATCCAGCAAGGTCTTTTTGACAAAATTGTTTCATGTAACCGATTGTTTCAACTGATATGTCACGTTGAGTGAATACGGTGTCACCGTTCGGTGTCATTGTACAATCGCCGGTTTGGTAAAGGATTGAATCGTCTAATAAATTAAGCGCTTCGCTTCCTTTGATTCCTTGTTGGATAGCAATGTATCTTAATGTTTCCGCTTCGGTAACCGAACGAACAATAAGGTCTTCGCGAATTTCGTCAGTGTATGGCGATAATGCGGACACATCGTAATCAAACGATGTTTTAAGGTATTTTTTTAATGACATTTTATTTATTTTTATTATATTTTAACCATTGTTGTTTGGCTGTCAGGTTGCCAACCTTTGCGAATTTCTCGCCTTCATTTGTGTTATTTGTCGGTGCGGACTTGAAGGTCTCGAATTCACCTTTCAACGTCGCGATTTCATTCGACAAATTGTTATTTGTATCGGCAATAACTTTCATCATTTCGGCAACCGCTTCGATGCTTGTTGCGAATGATTCTAATTTTGCGTTGATAATGCTTTCAACTTTTTGAACGGACATTTGTTCTTCGGTCGCAGCTTCTTCGACAACAACTTCTTCGGTTGCACGTTCGTCGATAATTTCAACAATGATTCCATTGGCATCAACAACAACCGAAACGCCTTCAAGATCACCGCTCAAAGCGTGCGTTCCTTCCGGTGCGGGTATTGTTTCCGTTTCCGTTACAACGAAAAGCGGTTGTCCAACTTCAAAGATTTCGAATTCAACGATTGTTCCGTCAATTAAAGTAGCTTGTTCGAATTTTTGCGAAGCGCTTGCAAATGATTGTTTCATTTCAGCAATTAACTCCATTACTTTTTTAAAATTCTTGTTCATGTTTATTTGTGTTTATATCTATTATGTTTATTTGTTCGTGATTTCTAATTTCAACTTCAATAATTCCGTAAAAATTAGCGCCATTTCGTGTTCTTCTTTCGTGTCAATCAAGTTGAAAACGCCTTCAATCGAGAATCCGTTGAATTCGCCGTTCTTTGCTTTGTCAAATAATTCCTTGTCGGTAACCTTATATGATACTATCCAAGATCCGTCGTTTGCGTCCTTGAATCTTTCCGGTGCGGTGAATCCTTTTTCCGCGTCGATTTGATATGAATGAATCATGAAGATTGATTTCACGATTCGATTCGGATTGTGTTCTAAATTTACATTATTAAAATTGTCTTTCCTTGCGTAATCAAAAATAATATCCTTGATTGCTTGCTTTGTAAAAACAACATAGTATTCTTCTCCGGTTTCTTGGTCGAATCGATATATTGGCGTATCGGCCGAAATAGCCAGGCCGGTGATTACTTGTTCTTCGTCGTTGAATTCAAACGCCTTTTGTTTTGAAAAGGTCATGAAGTTTTTTTCATGTGCCGGCATTGAAACAAGCGAATTGAATGAAACGGTTGTTTCTTCATCCAACAAGTCAATTGATATTTCGTAAATTGGTATTTCTTTCTTCATATTATATTATGTATTTTTGTTCGATGACTTTTGTATTCCCTTATAAAAAACGAACATCCGATTTTGAATTGATTCAATCAATCCGTTGGATTCGAATGGCTTTTCCCCTGGCAAATGTTTTCACAATTGGCGACGAAATCGAAGGCGCTCAAAACATTCCTTGCAAAGTTTTTTCCAACATTCGCGGTGTCGATGTCACAAATAAAATGTTGACCTTTGCGCGTGAACATGGCGGTCAAT